TCCATTATACAGGATTTCCGGGAAACCCTCCCGAGTTCCACCTGAGTCTACAGGGCTCCTCTTCGGAGAGATAGCCGCTCAGTTTATGCATGTTGGAAGTCACCTCGTATAGTTATATCCACTGCTGAAAGCGCATGACATTGGTGCGTCATGGCCAGTCAAGAGGGCTTGCCCCCCGCCTTGGTTGCGAACAACCGTGCGAGAGAGACACCATGCTAGACAAGAAGTTCTTAAAGTATAGAAAGCAACAATAAACTTAATTAATTTAAGAAGCACCAAAATTAATTCACTTATAAAGTGAATAAATGGTTACTTACTCAATATCAATCAAGTTGATCGATACAGTCTTTACTGATTAAGACTACTTGAGAAATGGCAAGTCACACGGGGTAGCGTCGATACTATTAGGAGAATCAAATCGATCCAACTTCTAGTTACGAAGTACCTGTGTGGCGAGCCGTTGCTAACTAATAACTTTGGCATTAAAACTAACCAACAAGGATTACCTTGTTGCTTAGGGCCATTGTTGGAGTTAGTACATGGCGAGACGAAACACCTAAGACTATTGATGACTCTTTTAAAGTTATCAAGAACCTTAAAGGGAACGTCTAAACCAGATCTGAGCGCAATAGTAACACAGAAGGAGTATTCCTTTAAAGAAAAGGATCTCCTTCATGATACCATATGCGACTTAGAAATCGGACTAGATACACTAATGTGACAGGAACCGCATATAACTACTAAATCAGGTCCAAACGGGCAAGCTTTAGTCACCTCAGTATATGATCTTAGCATCTTACCACCGACGCTATATAAAAATATAGTTACCGTTGGTGGCTCGATGTTAGAGACATATATGAGGGACATAAAGGAGAATTTGGATATGGATAAGTGAAACACCAAGTACTCAGTTACCACTAAAGGTAATCTGAGAAAACTTAGTGTTGTCAATGATCCAGATGCCAAATCTCGTATCATAGGAATTCTTGATTATTGATCTCAAACAGCTCTTAAACCACTCCATGATGAATTGTTAAAAATCATCAAAGATAAGTTCAGGGCTGATTGTACCTATAACCAAGGATTATTCCTAAAATACCTTCCCGATATGGAAGGGCCATACTATTCTTTGGACTTAAAGAACGCTACAGACTCCTTCTCGATTTTATTCCAGAAGGAAGTCCTAAGCTTCATTAAGTCGGAGGAATATAGTGAGGCCTGAGCTGATATAATGGTCGGATACCCGTTCAAGAACATAGACCCAACTGGTGATCCTGTTTATTACAAACAAGGTCA